AAGGGAGCCAATTTGACTTCTGCTCTCGAGAATGCGGAGACGAGTTCGATTGGGCGTGCATTGGCTTCGGCAGGGTATTCTGGTGATAAGCGTGCCAGTCGTGAGGAGATGAATAAAGTGAATCGTGGTGTAACACCTTCTCGTAACTGGAATGCTGCTTTAGATAACATTGATGATTTAGAGGGATTGCGTAGCCTTTATTTAGAAGCAACACAAGCTAAAGCCAACAAACAGATTTTAGATCAGATTAAGGCTAAGGCAGATGGACTCTCTGGAGATAATTCAAAACATTAGTATTTTGAATGCTCACGCTATGGAGATTGATGAGCTTGCTTTAGAGTTGTCGGAGCATCCTGTTGAGCGTGGTCAGGCGTTGCTTGAGGTTGCTCGTATCGATAAAAAAATTATTCTTTTGGAAAAGAGCCTCCAAAATTAACTTTTAGTGCTATCTTGTTTTGTTATGAAGGTAACTAAAGTTTGTCAGTGTAGTGAATGTGCTTTGGGGATGACTTTTTGTCCTCAGTGTGGCCGTGATGTTTGTAATCGTCTTATCGCCAAAAGGCTGTCTCGTAAACATGAGAAGCCAACTCATTGTGTTGATTGTTTGCGTAAACCTGCTTTGACTATTGAATACGATCATCCTGTTTTAGGTAAAACTCGGTGTGTTCCGTGGGTTGGTGAGATTGATGCTGACTGTTATCCTGTCGATGATTTGGGTGAGCTGTATCGGCCTGGTATAAGGATTTGTGGGCATAGAGATTGTGTGTCGTTGCAGCATATTGTTTTGGTTAAAGAGAATGCTCCCCTAGTTATGGGTGGACTAGAGGAGCAACCAACCGAGAAGGTTTAGCGGTTAGGTAAATAAAGTTTAGCACTGTAAACGAGACAAAGAAGGTAGATACATGGGTTATAGCGAGATGGATGCGGTTTGGGATTGTTCTCAGGCCGGTAAGACAGATAAATTAGTGTTGTTGGCGATTGCTCGTAGGTATTCGCCTGGTAAGGGTGCTTATCCTAGTCAAAAGACTATTGCTAAGGCTTGTGGTATTAGTGAGCGTGCTGTTAGATCTAGTATTGGTCGGTTGCAGGTGTTGGGGGAGTTGGAGTGGGTGTCGGGGAGTAATAATTCGGGTAAAGCTAACCGGTATTTTATTACTTTTGTTGAAACAAAAACTTCCGCTGATGTGTCAAAAACTTCCGCTATATTGACAAAAACTTCCGCTGAAAGTGTCAAAAACTTCCGCCTATTAAATATATTAAATAAAAATATATATATATTAAATGCAAATAAAGTTGAGATTTTTAGTAAGGCTAATGATTCTGAGTGTTTTAGGGTGTCTTTTGCTTTTGTGTCTCAGTTTGTGAGGGTTGGGGTGACTTCTGAGTTGTTGGGTGTTATGGCTAGGTTTGAAGCTCATAATGTGTTTAGGTTGGCTAAGTCTAGTGATCAGGTTTTGCATAATTGGTGGGTGTGGTTGCAGAATGAGTATTCGAGTCGAGGGTTTAGCGTAAATAACGATGGTGTTGAGGGTGTTGCTGTTACTGATGGGGATAACTGATGTTTGAGCTTGATTTTGGTGAGTATGTTTTGGGTGCTTTGGTTGATAGTCAGGGTAGGGGTTGGAAGGAATGGGGTTTGCGTGAGGATGATTTTTTGGATGGTAGGTATTCTGCTATTTTTGCTGCTTGTGATTCTTTGGTTGAGGAGTTTGGGGTGTTTGATGTTACGAGTGTTAGGGCAAGGTTGAAGCCTGAGTTTTGGGGTGTGTTTGATATGGTTTGGTCGCTTGGTGGTTGTCAGGCAAAGTTTTTGTTTGCTTGGATTCCACAGTTTTTGGTGCAGGTGCGTGATAAGCGTGTTGAGCAGGCTATGTTGAGTGGTGATGTTGGTGCGGTGACTGAGTGTATTGCTAAGACTGAGGAGCGTTTGAAGCGGTTTGTTGTGACTGAGAAGCCTGATACTGCTTTTGATTTGCAGATCACTATGAATGAGATTTTGAATCCGAAACTAAAGTTGTCTAGTTGTTTTGTGCGGTTGAATGATTTGATTGTTGGGTTTAGGGCTTCTGGTTTGTATGTTGTTGGTGCTCGACCTGGTGTGGGTAAGACTGTGGTTGGTATGCAGTTGGCGTGGGGTTTAGCAGAATCTAATGGCGTGGTTTTTTTCAGTTTGGAGATGTCTAAAGAGCAATTGTTGACTAGGGTTTACTCAAGTCAGCTAAACATTCCTTTGAGTCGTTTGGAGTCGGGTGCTGTTTTGCCTAAGGATAAGTCTTGGATGCAAGATTTTATTGTTGAGTATGACAGGCAGTTGTTTGTGAGTGATTTGGGTGGGCAGACTGTTGCTCAGTTGCGTGCTTATTTGTTGAAGTTGCGTGAAACTCAGGATGTTCGGGTTGCTGTCGTTGATTATTTGCAACTAATTTCGGCTAGTAATACTCGTGCCAGCAAGTATGAGCAGATTAGTCAGATTTCGGTTGATTTAAAGAATCTTGCTAAAGAACTCGATATTGCGATTATTGCTTTAGCTCAGTTGAATAGGCGTGTTGATTCGGGTAAGGCTGATGATAGACCGGTTGCTAGTGACTTGCGTGATTCTGGGCAGATTGAGCAGGATGCTGATGTCATTATGTTGCTATCTCGTGAACAGAATGATGATGACAAGTTTCGTGATGATCGTATCAATTCGGGTGATGCTCAAGCTAAGTTGAATGCTGACATGCTCGGCTATAAGAGTGTTATGTTGGTTGATGTAGTCAAAAATAGGCATGGTCGAACAGGAATGTTTAAAGCTCGTTTTGATGGTGACTATTCAAGAATTATTGAAAACTAGGAAACGAGAATATTATGGATGATTTATTTGCTGATAACACTTGGTTGGATTTAGAGAGATCTAAGACACCGTTTGTTAGCTCTATTGTTATGGATGATGTAACTAAGCAACTTATTGAACCCTTTGATTTTGCTACTGATGGGATTCAAGAGTTTTATCCGTATGAGTTGCCTGTTGGTTTACCAGCTGATTTTGGTTTGGGTGTAATTGTTGGTGCTTCTGGATCAGGTAAGTCCTCACTTCTAAAAACTTTTGGAACTCCTCAAACTTATTTATGGAATGAGGGTTCTATTGTTTCTAATTTTGCTTCTCCTTTTGAAGCTAATGAAAAATTATCTGCTGCTGGTTTGATGTCAGTTCCAGATTGGGTAAAACCTTATGAAGTTTTATCTAATGGCCAAAAGTTTAGAGCTGATTTAGCTCGTAGTTTGCAAGATTATGCTGTTATTGACGAATATACTTCTGTTGTGGATAGGACTGTTGCTAAAGCTGCTTCTGTTGGTATGGCAAGATTTATTCGTAAAAATGGTGTCAAGAATGTTGTTTTGGCTACTTGTCATAGGGATGTTTTAGAGTTTTTGCAACCTGATTGGATTATTGACACTGATAGAGGTCAGTGGACTTCAGAAAGGTGTCTTAGGCAACCTGAATTGGTTTTATCCGTTTATCCTGCAAGCAACACCATTTGGAGTAACTTCGCTGAGCACCACTATCTCACTGAATCGCTCAATAAAGCATCACACTGCTACTTGGCAGTTTGGGAAGGGCAATTAGTGGGTTTTTATGCTGTGATGTCTTATCCTTCTGGAACTGTAAAAAATGCTTATCGTGGTCATAGGCTCGTTATTTTGCCTGACTATCAAGGGTTTGGTTTTGGTCATCATCTTGCTGAGATTGTTGCTCAACATTATTTGGATAATGGCAAAAGATTTTTCGCTAAAACAAGTCATCCTCGTTTGGGTGAATACAGGGATAGTAGTGATTTATGGAAAGCGACCTCTAAGAATCATAAAAAGAGAACTGATGTCTCTAACAAGCATTTGACTCGTTGGACTATGAATCCTGATCGTTGGAGTTATAGCCATGAGTTTGTTGGTAGGAGTTAGATTTGGCTGTTCATAAGACTGTTTGTAGGCATTGTGGTTTTGTGTGGAGTGTTGCAGCTGAGTTTAAGGATAGATCTGATTTGTTGTGTAAGTCGTGTAGGGCTAAGCCTGCGAGGGTTATTCAGTATGGTGGTTTGCGGTGTGAACCTCATTCTGGGAGGTTTGACCAGGAGGATAATCCGATTGATGATGAGGGTAATTTGATTTTTGTGGGTGTCAGGGTTTGTGGGCATAAGGATTGTGTTAATGTCAAACATGTCAGAGGATAGTGTTAGAGTGTTTGAATACTGTTCGTTTATTGAAGGAGTTTATTATGGCAGTTGTTAAAGTTACTGGTGTTGTTGGTAAGGTCTTTGGTGCAAGCTCTCAAGGTTTGTCTCTCAAAGAGGAGTTTGTTGGTCAGACTGGGGAGAAGTTTTCCCGTAATTGGAGTGTTTGGTTTGCTACCGGTCATGGTTTGACTGAGGGCACTGAGGTTACTGTGTTTGGTCAGTTGTCTTACAAGATTGAAGAGTATGTTGGCAATAATGGTCAGCCTGGTAAGAAGGTTGCTATTGCGATCAATAATGCTCAGGTTGATAAGCCTGTTGTTGCAGCGAGTTCTGCACCGTTCTAAATGAAGTCTTGGATTATTGGTTTTCTTTTTGGACTAATTTTCCTTGTTGATAGTTTGGTTACACCTGAACCTCTATCGTTCCTAAATGGGGCGGTAGGGGTTTTTGTTTGGTTTGTTGTTTTAGTGAACTTTTATGGCAAGAAAAAACTTTAGTTTTACTGTGTGGGAGAGGCCTGCTCCTCAAGGATCTAAAAAGTATGTGGGGACTCGTAGGACTGCTTCTGGGGCGAACATTCCGTTGATTGTTGAATCGAGTGCATTTTTACCTGCTTGGAGGAAGGCGATAAAGGATGCGGTTGTGCAGGGGATGTTGGATTCGGGTGATGATTCTAAGTTTGAGGGGGCTGTCAAGGTTGATGTGACTTTTTATTTGACTAAACCTAAGACTGTGCGAACTGAATACCCTATTAAACCTCCGGACATCGATAAGGTGTGTCGGTCGTTGTTGGATGGTATTGGTTCTGGGGGTGTTTGGGGTGATGATGCTCAGGTTGTTGATTTGGTAGCTCGTAAGCGTTGGGCTAAGGGTGAACCTGGTGCAGCAGTGACCATCACTTCTGTAACCTAATTGTTATCTAATTTGTTGCAATAAAACTGTTGTTTTGGGGGTTTTAGGCGTATTCTTTTCTTGTAGGCAGATAAAGCCGAATAAACGAGAAGGAAACAAAATGAACAAGCAAGAACAAGCAGTAAATGCTAAAAGCAAACTAAGTCGTATTTTCAATATTCGTAAGAATCACCTGATCACATTAGAGCAGGAACTTTCAAATGACCTACAGAACTTAGAACTTCAGGCAAAAGTTGTTTCTTATAGAGCATTTATTGCTAAAGAAGAAGTAATGATGAACAGAATGTTTGCAAAGATTGAGCAGGTCGCATAATGTTTGACAGTGTTGAAACTATTGAAGCGTTTTCAAAGTCTTGTCAGGCGTATCGTGATTGGTTAGATTGTGGTAAAGATTTGGTGAATCATGCTGATCTGTTTGATGTTTACGATAAGTCGGTTGATGATTTTGCTCACAGCTTGTATCCAACTTTTAGTCCTAATACTCGGCAACAGCGTGATAAAGCGTTTTTTGCTGTGTGGAATGCTGTAACTAAAGGAGGGCTGGTCAAGTGAAAATGTTGATGATTTTGTTGGCCATGTTTGTTGGTGTGCAACTTTTGATTGGATTGCTTGGGGTGACTGGTGTTAGTGCGGTTGCTTTAGGTTTTTTGATTGTTTGTGTTGGTTTGTTGTTTAGATTATTTTGG